AAATTCTGCTCCGCTGCCTTTGCAACTTCAGCAGGTGACATCTGGGGATTTGCATTCGCGATCTGTTGGGAGATCGACTGCAAAAACGCCTTGCCAACTGGATGCTGCAGAGCAGGGTTATCACTGCTAGGAGTTTGCTGCTTGAGCATGTAGTTCTTGAAGTGGGAATCCAGATTGCCTTCGATCTGAGTCCTGCCAGCTTTCACCCCATGCTCCACCATGCCCTGACTAGCTTGGAAACTAGCAGCAAAGGCTTGCTGAGCAACTCCGTTCAGCACTTCCATGAAAGCGTTAGAATCTCCGCTGAGAGCTGCCTGCACCTTGGCTTGATCGATTCCATTGGTGAAGTTAGCGCTCTTGATCTGCTGCTGAATCTGATCCTGTGGAACGTTGCCAAAGATAGAATCGCTCTGCGGTTGCTGCTTCTGATCTGAGCCCTGCTTGGGAGTCAACAGGTTCATGAAGTTGTCCAGCGGATTCTGTTGCCCGCCATTCTGCAGCTGGGAGTTTGCAGGCTGTCCATTCTGCTGCTGCACTTGAGCTGGACCGCCACTACCCTGTGCTGCTTGCGGCTGCTGAGGCCGTTGCTGCGAAGGATTCTGAGATTGCTGAGCCTGTTGCGGCTGCTGCTGATTGCCGAAGATGCCAGAGAGAAAGCCCATTTGGTGCTCCTAGGAAAGTAGATGGAAATAAGTGACTAACGGTTGGAAGCGCCTTAGCGCTCTTGGTATTCAGCTGGGCACTGAATTTCGGATAGCAGCTCCTCAAGCACTTCGACTTGAGCCTTCAGACGCTCGTGCCTGATGGTTGCTGCTGTTAGATCTTTTCCTTCTGCGGACCATTCAACTACTGCACACGCATAGCTGGCGATCTTGTTTTGCAGATAGGCATAGAAAAGGGGAGAGACTTGATTAGCCTGCTCCTCTTCTTGTGCGGTGAATTCAAACTGCTGGAACTTGTTGCTTAGGAGGGGTCGCATTTTGTGCCATCGAGGTTTGTTGGAAGGTTTGCAAGAACTGCTGTTGCTGCTCAGGACTGCGCTTGAAGTCTTTCAGCCAGTAGGCTCCCTTCAACTTGGCCCAGTACAAGAACATGCCCATAATGTCATACTCAGTCATCACAGCTGGCATGGCTTGAGCTGTCTGCAGGAAGACACTCATCAGATCCACGTTGAGCAGCTTATCTGCAGGCAGGATTCCATCAGTGATCTTGAACTCAAGGATGGAACTGCGCATCTTGACAGGATCTACCTCCACCTCAGCTTGCTGGTCACGATTCATGAAGGTGCCAGCTGCCTGATTTAGCAGGAGATTATGCTTGATGGTTTCTTTGAGCGGAGTCATGAATTGACCTTCAATGCTCATAGACACCAACTGCTGACGGCCATTGCTGTTGGCCATAGTAGTCTCAAACTCTGTCTTGGTCTTGTTGCCCTTCTGGAACTGGCCCCGATCAACTTTGTTCTGGCCACTGGCAACATCAGCCATCTGAGACACCATCTCAGAAAGTTGCAGATTCAGATTAGCGCCATCATTTCGATATGGGATCTGATAGACAGCCTTCCCGATATCTTCGCCCTTGAACTGGCTGGCGTTACGCAATGGAATGCGAGCCACAGAACTAGCAGGATCAATGTCTGCCTTGTTGATATAGCGTTCATTGAAGATCAATCGATCGAAGACTGCCCGACGCTGAGATTCAAGAGTGATGTTCCACAGCGCACTACTCATATCCTGGAATGGGAGTGCCGCATCCAGCATAGACTGCGTCTGGTATCCCAAGCCATCATCATTGGGCTGCATAATGAAAACAGGAAGATGGTCGTTAGGAGAGACTAGCTGCTCCACGTAGACCACATGTTTCCAGTTTACGATGATACCGTAGAAGATTGCAGGAGTGTTGCCCTGACGCCCGAAGTCACTGGGGAGAGCACGGCAAATGAAATGAGTGACTAGGTAACGATCACGATAGTTGATGCGGTTTACAGCTGAAGTGCTGTTTGTAAGACCAACGTACTGCAGCCAGTTAGTGCCAGTCACTAGAGAACTGACATTGAATGCGCGATTGATTGTGGGGCTATAGTAGTTGGTGGCGCTGCCTGCGTCTCCACCCTGCACCTCAAAGCTGCTCTCAAAAGCTTCACGCAGCGAGGTTGTCTTAGTGGGGTCCAGAGTTCCAACAAAGCGCTTGAACTGCATGCGATTGTGGAGCTCATTCCATCCAAAGGCAGTTCCGTCCTCATGGTGCCTGCTGGGGAGCACAGACATGTCCATAAAGCAATTATAGGGATCAAGAGTGCGGAGGACATTGCCTTCCTGCATCATCTGCTGCAGCTGCCCTAGTCCCGCAGTGGCCGCATCTGTGGAAGTTGTAATGGTTGCTGCATTCTGACGGCGCCACAGGCAGGCAACAGGGCCAAAGTTGTATTTGAAGCCGTTGCGAAAGGCCTTGATCAGTTCTTGCGCCCAACCATACCGAATGCTGTGGTTCCCAATCACAGTCTCAAACTGCAGAGCTGCATCTTGATTCTTGGGAGACGCAACCACTCCAAAGATGGGGTAGCTGGTGAGGTAGACACCAGTTTGGTAGGCCACCGCGCTCTCAATCTGAGGCATCACGATGGGCACTTCCAGATCTGCCAGTTTACGGCGGGCGGAACTAGGACTGCGCAAGGAGCGTTGAATCTCCTGCACACGTTCTGCAGTCTGATCCATCTGGAGCTGGTAGGCTCGGTCCCGCTGCTCCAGCAGTGCGCGGAAAGTGCCAAGCTCAGTGCAGCTCTCTGCAAATCGCTTAGCATAGTCAAGAAATGAGCGCCGCTGCTCGAGATTGAGCGTGGCTAGAAGTGCTACAGAGGTTGCCATGTTTGGAGCTAGTTGGAGATCGGTTGCTAGAAGGGGAGCTGAAGTGTATTTGTATGCGATGCGCCACTAGATATCTCCTGAGGAACCTGCCAGAAGGTATTGCGGACAATCTCAAGCTCGTGATCTCGCAGCATCTCCTCCACATAGCCGATTGGATCTATGATGTCATCCTTGTTGTTTGTTTTGAGCGGATTCCAGTCAACGATCTGAGAAATCACCAGAGAACGGACGGTAGGATGGAGATAGATCTCGCCTGCCAGAAGCTTTACTAGGCCACGCTTGATGCGGTTGTTCTTGTTCTGCCCCTTTGGAGATAATTCCACGAATTCAAAACCGTGAATGCCTTCTTGCTCACAAACTTGTTCAAACCAGAACAGCAGTGTGGACTGGTATGCAACTCCCTCAACTCCGATGCAGCGAGTACTGCGGCGAACCCCCATTTCCAGGGCTTGCTGAATGGTCTCTAAAGGGGTGAAGGTGCCAGTCAGAAGCTCATCCGCTACTGGCTTGCCATCGCGCACTTCATAATGGGTGATTGTGCAGTCGTCACCAGTCTTCTTGCCACTGGAGGGATCGATGATGATGAAGCTGGCCTCTCCTGGTTCATCTGTGAGATAGTAGGACGGGATGAGTGGAATCTTGCCTACGTCAATACCAGATGCTAGAGCAATCTCAGTAGAATTGAGCACCTCAGAAATGAAGACCTCCGGGTGCCCCATCAGTGTGTCGCTCTCATACTCAGCCACAAGCTCTTCAATAGGTTTGAGATCTTCCCAGAGAGAAGTGCCATCCTCCAGAATGCCCCCCACGATGAAGCTGGTCCACTGCGGATTGTTCTTCAGCTTCTCTAGGATGGAGTTCTGAGGATACATGTTTCCAACAAAGATAAAGGTGCAACCGAACGGGCTGCGAGCCTTCATCAGAGTGGAGAGCATCCAAGAGGTAAGCTGGTCTGCAAGCTCTTTGTTAGGCGCATCTTCTCGCTCCTGAATGTCATCCATGATCATGACGTCAGGGCGCTTGTTCTTTCGGTTGATGCCGCGCACAGAAGTGCCAGCACCTGCAGCCCACAGAACGATCTCACGGCCACGGAAATGGAATACCTTATTGACTTTGGTGTCTGTTTCAATGTTGGCATCCCAATGGCCAAACACTCTCCGAATGTTGGGAGAGCTGAGCATGTCACAGATATCAGAGAGAATATTGACTGCTTTGGCCTCACTAGCTCCGACGATCAGAATGAAATGCTTGTTGGAGAAAAGAATATACCAGACACAGAGGATCTTGATGAAGGTTGTCTTTGCAAAGCCCCGAGGGATGCCGATGGCAAAGCGCTGAATGCGATCCGTGAGATTGGTGAGGAGCGCAAAGAGAGTCAGGAAGAAGGCAGGGAAGGGAAACAAGAACTCAGTAGGCATGGTGAGCGCCGCCAGGAAATTGAAGTCCTGACGCGCTGCGGTACTGATATCCGATGTTGATGCACTGAGTTCTTGGGTAGTCATGCTATTTATATATTACTAGTGCTCCACGTCGCTCTGGGCCTATCGCGGTCCACCAGAACTACGAAGATCGTCAGCCTTGTATTGTTTTAGCCGTTCATCCTCCCCTTTGTTAGTCTCTAGCGGAGTGAGCAGCAAATCAAAAACCAAAGCTGGCCCAAGACCTGATAGTAGTCTAGGTATAAGGGCTGGTTTAGGTACCGGTGCGGGAGTAGGTATAGGTGCTACAGGTTCGGGCAACGGGGGGAGATTAGTCGGCAGGTCAAGACTTCCAACGCGATTGAGTGCTTGCGCTATCCGCACTTTCAATAACTCATCTGCTACATTTTTCACTGTAGTATCAGTTGCCTTTACAAACTCAGGAGATCGAAATGCGCCACTTCCTGGAATTTGCTGCAGCTTGATCCCATCAAACGCCCTAGGGCTCTGATAAGAGTTTACAGCTTTCTTGTTATACAGCTCATAGTTGCCATCTTTCATAGCTTCTTGAAGCAAGGAGTCCAAGTTAGCAGCTATTTCATTAAGCACTTTTGGATCGTAATCTGGCATACTGTGCCTCACTGGCTAGCAAAATTAAAGAAGATCAGAAATTTCTGGGATTGCACGCTTCACAGGTTTCCGTAGCGGCCGTGGATTGAGAATCTGCAGAGTCTCCTCTGCCCTCTGTGCCTTTGTGAGCCCGATGGGAGTTTCAGGCTGCAGAGCGCCACTGCCCTTCTGCTTCAGCAGTTCTTCCAGCCGCTTGGGACTTGCACTCACCATGGTCTTCCCCTCAACTTCAACGATCTCATTCTTGGCATTAGTGATGTACTGCGGAATCACTGCCACTGGAATTGTAATGTTTACGATGGTGCCACCGCCTGCAGAAGTCGGAGCAATTCTGGAATCCTTGCGGCGCTTTGCAGTGTTCAGAATCTTGAATGCTTGCAGGCTCTGCTGGAGATTGGCAAAGGCTGCCTTCTGTTCGATGCGTCCAAGGAACTCTTCCTCAACTCGATCCAGCTTCTCATCATAGGCAAGATCTTCTGCGGTCGCACTGGCCCGTTGCGCCTGGAGGGCAGCAGCGAAATCTTCATCGCTCAGATATTGGGAGATTTGGCTCTCACTCACCCCCAGCGCAGCCGCGGCCTGGCTCGGAGCTACGCCTTGCCCCAGGAGTTGCAGGGCATGCT